CTAGAAAAATTGAAAGAATTATTGAACAAGGTAGATCAACTTGTATTGTTACAATTAATGCCGAAGTTGATAGAGTGGAAAACCAAACCGTTTTTTACATACAGAACGATTCTTTTCAATTTAAAAATAATGAAGATATACAATTTGTAGGTGTTGCAAATCGAAAAGGTAAAGTTGTTGTTTTCCATCAATCTGACACCGTTTATACAAAGTTTTATGAAACTAATGTAGATAAAGTGGGTAGTCAATTCAAAATACCTAACAATGGTAAAAGGATAATAGCAAAGTTACCCGAAGGTGAAGATTTATCAAAAGAAAGATTAATGTTTTTGTTTTTAGAGGTTGACATTCCAGTAAAACAGGCATATACTCATAATGAGATACAGAAATTTGTAGAAAATATACCTGTATTACAAAGGCGTGTTGTTTATCATTCAACTGAAATTGTGAGGTAATTATGAAGTATATTATGATGATCTTGTGTTCACTATCCTTAATTGGTTGTGGTACAATAGGTGGTGCAGTAGATGGTGCTGGCGATGATTTAAATGCAGCTGGTAAATATATAAAAGAAATTGGTAAGGAAGATGTAACCCTTTTTGGAAAGGATAGAAGATGAATAAAGCATTAATAATTTTACCCCTAATACTAGCTCTATCTGCTTGTAGTAGTATAAAGTATGATACAGGTCTAGAATTCAAAGCGCCAGAGTTTGGCGGTGGTGATCAAGGCGATCAAGTAAACTATCCAGATTGGTACGACAAACTCGAAGCAGATGAAGATAATCTTCATGCAGTAGCTACTGAGTTTTCAAATGATTTTCAGTTTTCAGTAGATAAAGCGATGTTATCAGCTAAACGAGAATTGGCATCAAACTTTTCTTCCCATGTAGAAGCAATGATGAAAGATTTTACATCAGAGCTTGGTGATGTTGACATTTCAACCGCCAATGATATAAACAGAACTACTAAGTTGGTTATATCAAGAGTTAATCTTGTTGGTGTACAAAGAACTGGCTTTAAAGTGGTACATGAGAAAGCTGGTTATCGTGCTTTTGTAAAGCTCAAGTATAATTCTTCTTTATCGAATAAACTTATACTTCAGCAAATCAACCGCAATAAGAAACTCAAGGCTAAGCTTGAAAGTACCGAAAAGTTTAAAGAGTTAGAAAATTCTATTGAAAAGATCAATAATGGAGATGTTACATAAAATGAATATATTTTATTTACATAAAGATCCGTTTCAATGTGCTAAATTACATTGTGATAAGCACGTGGTTAAAATGATAATAGAATATGCTCAACTCTTATCAACAACTCACCGAGTATTAGATGGTGAGTTGTTTTTTGATAAGTCTAAAAATGGTCGTAAATTAAGAAGGTTTAAATTACCTGATGAAAGAGACCAGAAACTTATGTTGGCTGTTCATGAAAATCACCCATCAAACATTTGGTTAAGAAAATCAAAAACAAATTATCTTTGGCTATATCAAATGTGGTATCACTTAAATAGAGAATATACATATAGATATGGTAAGATACATTCTTGTATGAGATTATTGATGGACTTAATCAATGCACCAAAGAATATACCAAACGGACATTTTACAGAACCAACACCAGCAATGCCTGATGAATGTAAAATTTCTGGAAATTCTCTGGCTTCTTATCATAAGTATTACATAGAGAAGAAAAATTATTTCGCCAAGTGGACTAAAAGAGAAATACCATCTTGGTATACTGAAGGACTAAATAAATATAATGCCAACATACCTATTTCACAATGAAGATACCGGCGAATTTTTTGAAGATTTTATATCTAATTCTCGCCGAGAAACCCTACTCGAAAAAAATCCCCACATTCATCAAGTACCCACACCATTTGCAATTACGTCAATGACTGGTAATATGCACTCTAAAGTTCCTGATGGATTTAAGGAAGTTTTATCTAAAGTAGCAGAAGCTCACCCAGAAAGTACAGTAGGCCAAAGATATGGCAGAAAATCTGTTAAGGAGGCTAGAACAGGACAAATTATAGAACGTCATTTAGGTAAGTGGCGTAATAACTAATTTGAGTTCCATTTAGATTATGTTAATTTTAGCAAAAACTAAAAGGAGAGTATATGTCAAAAAGTTCAATGCAAAGAAAACCTAAAAAATCAACATCTAATAAAGCTATTAAACCCGACAATAATGGTGTGATAGATGAAAGATGGAGTGATCGAAGTATTGCAAAGAACAGAGAGGCTTATAAACGAAAACATTGTCCATGGGAATCTCAAGGATTAACAAAAGGAGAATGGCTTGAAGCAGGTTTTAAAAAATATAAAGAAAAATGGGGTGGTAGAACCGAAGAGGCGGCTTAAATAAATGTTAGATGATGAATTTAAACAAAGTAAGTTCAAAGAATTAGACTTTGACTTAAAAACACGAACCACAGAAGAAGGTAGGCGTTACCTAACACCAAGTGGTGATGCCTACCCATCTGTTACCACAGTTTTATCTGAATACAATAAAAAATCAATTCTAGCTTGGCGAGCAAGAGTTGGAGAACAAGAAGCAAATAAAATATCTAGAATCGCCGCTGGTCGTGGAACTAGAGTACATTCATTATGTGAAAATTACCTTTTAAACAATTTACCTGAAAATAAAGTACGTTCTTTAATGCCTGATGTTCAACAAATGTTTTATAGTATAAAACCAATTATGAAAGAACGTATTGGTAATGTATATGCAACAGAGCAAGCTTTATATTCAGACTCTTGGAGATTGGCTGGTCGAGTGGATTGTATAGCTGATTGGGATGATCAAATGGCTATAATAGATTTTAAGACCTCTAGTAAGCCAAAAAAAGAAGAATGGATCACAAACTATTTTATGCAATGTACGGCTTATGCTGAAATGTTTGAAGAATTAGTACCAACTGATAAGCCATTGAAACTTGTTGTTTTGATAGCTGTATATAATGAAGAACCCCAATGTTTTATAAAAGAAAAAGATGATTACATACAACCACTTAGGCAATATGTTGATAGTTATTGGGCCAAATTAAATGGTTGACAATTCATAAATCAGTAGATATAATGGTGTTATATTATGAAAAAAGTGAGGTAAGAAATGCCGTTTATTACTGAAACAGTTGAAGAAACAATTAGTGATTTAAAAACACAAACAGATGATCTTGTAAACACAGGTGATAAATCTGATGTTGTGTTTGTTATATTGATTGTAGTGGTATTGTGGGCTTTTTCAAGGTTCACGGCTATCATTTTAAAAAGCGTAGGTGCAATAATTGTTGCACTTGGATTATATACTTTATTTCTAACTTAGGAGAAGTGCGGTGGCAAATTTAAAAATTGAATACACAAGTGATAATAATTCTGTTATTATCAATAAAGAAGTTGATGATCTAATAGACATTATTAATCTTCAACATGATTTTCAAAACTTAATTGAATCAGATTTTCCATCTGAAGCTTTAGATGTTGATAATGAAGATGAAGATGAAAACAACAACAATCAAATGAAATTTCAATTTGATGGTCAAACACTTATGACAACTGATAGCGATAGTATATATTATAGTAATGGTCAAGGCCAATTAAATGGTCAACATGGGTCAGCTACTGATACAAAGACAACTTGGGAAAAAGTTATAGACCAAGAACTTGTTTATAGACAAAATGAAGAGAATGAAAAGGCTGCATTACAATCAACTTGGCCTTTTCCATCAGATAGACCTGCTGAAGCTACTCTAAGAGTAGATAGTCCTAGTGATGAGAGTATACCATCATCTCCAAATGCAACGGACTACCGCAATCTTTATTATGGTGGTGCATAATATATGGCTACAAAAGATGAAATGAAAAAGTTTGCTGTATCCATAGAAGAAAAAGTTTCAACCACAGATTATACTTATATAGAAGCAATTGTAGAATACTGTAAAGAAACTGAATTGGAAATAGAAGTAGCCGCCTCACTTGTAAATGCTAATTTGAAATCTAAAATTGAGTTACAAGCAAGTGAATTAAATTTATTAAAAACTAAAGATTCAAAGTTACCTATATGACCGGTTATGAAACATTTGCTCTTTTCAACTCGTTGAAGCTACACTTTACAAAAGATAGTTTTGATTATTTTAAGTATGGTGGTAAATCTAGAGTATCAGTTAATGCTTTTGAAAATAGGAAAGATAAATGGTTTTTCTACAAAATCTCAAGGAGATATATAAAAAGAGAAGAACTAATTTCATTTGTCATAGCGAATCTTTTAGAAAACGAAAACTTATGGATCGGTGATTTACTGGAGGAAAAGTCAAACACAGTATATTTAAAAAGACAAAAGGTTATACAATCTCTATCTTACACTTTTAAAAATGATTGTTTAAATTTATTTGAGGGTTTAGAAAATCCGAATGATGTACTAAAAACATCTGGTGACTACCCAATATTACTAAAAAAGGCATTACAAAAGGAAGTTGAGATTGAAACCATATGTATTTTAAATTCGATCCTAAAGTTTTTTGGAACTTGGAATAGAAAGATAACTGATACTATTAGATGGCCTGAATATTGCCGAAAAATAATCAAGTATGCCCCATTTGTAAAGTATAATGAGGTACAATATAAACTTGTTTTAAAAGAGGTTATAAATAAAGAACATGAAAAAGTTTAAAACACTATACAACGAATCTAGCTTAAGCAGAGTACATTCACACACTCAAGGCAGAAACATTGGTATGATTACTGCTCACCGTGGTGAGAATACATCTGGTGAAAATAAATCTAGAAATAAATCTTTAGAGAAAGATATTCGTAAAGCTGGTCACGGCTTCATACGAGTAAAGGGCCGTTATATCGAAAATCATGGCACACCACAAGCAAGACCAGTTGATGAACATTCTTATCTAGTTGTTGGTAAGAAAGGTAAAGATGGTGGTGAATTAAAAGGTTTTCTCAAGAAACATGGTGAAAAATATGGACAAGATTCTGTATTACACAAATCACATGATTCTGATGAAGCTCATTTACATGGTACAAAAGAAGGTGGGTATCCAGGTAAAGGTAAAAAAGAAAGTGTTGGAAACTTCCACCCAAATCGTGCAGGAGAATTTCATACTGCTATGAGAGGGCACAGAACATTTGCATTTGAACAAGTGAACTTTATAACACCAATTTCATTTTCTTCAAGGCAAGAAACCGAATTTTAGTTGACACCTAAAATAATTTATGTTATGATTATGTGGATAAGTCGTTTATACTCCGTTAATACTACGTTAATACGAAAGGAATATTATGAGCAGTTTTGCAAACCTCAAGAGGGATCGCAACTCTTTAGCTAAGCTAAATAAAGCGATACAATCTTCAGCTGCACCAGCTGAAGCTGGTTCCAGAGATGATACAAGATTCTGGCAACCAACAGTAGATAAATCTGGTAATGGTATGGCAGTTATTCGTTTTTTACCTGCACCACCATTAGATGGTGATGATTCATTGCCATGGGTAAGATTATTCTCACATGGTTTTCAAGGTCCAGGTGGTTGGTACATTGAAAACTCCCTTACTACTTTAAACCAAAAAGATCCAGTAAGTGAATACAATTCAGTTCTCTGGAATTCTGGTATTGAAGCAAACAAAGATATTGCTAGAAAACAGAAGCGTAAGCTTTCTCACATATCAAATATTATGGTCGTTTCTGACCCATCTAATCCAGAGAATGAAGGTAAAGTTTTTCTTTATAAATTTGGTAAGAAAATATTTGATAAACTTTCAGAAGCAATGAATCCTGAGTTTCAAGATGAAACAGCAATCAACCCATTCGACTTTTGGGAAGGTGCTAACTTCAAGCTTAAGATTCGCAAAGTAGAAGGTTATCGTAATTATGATAAGTCTGAATTTGCAAGTCCTAATGCTTTATTTGATGGTGATGAAGATAAGTTGAAAAAGCTTTTCGACCAAGAGTATTCTTTAAAAGAGTTTGTTTCTCCTGGTAACTTCAAATCTTATGATTTACTCAAAGCTAGATTAGATAAAGTTTTAGGTATTGATGGTACTGATTTACCAAAAACTAAGGCTGAAACAAATGTAATTACAGATGATGAAGCATCTACGTTTGATACTTCAGAAGTAACTGAAGAAGATGATTTGAATCATTTTAAAGATTTAGTGAATAACTAAATTGTTCACATTATGAACATTTTGAACCCCGCTTCGGCGGGGTTTTTTTTAGGCGTAATTTTCTGATGGGTTTATACTAGAATTATCTTTTGCAATAACATCATTTTGCACATTAAGGCTTCTATTATTGTTTGATATATTGTTTACAATCATAGGTGTTTTTGGTTTTCTTTGTTGACTATGAGCTGCATCAATTCCTGATGAGCCTGATGCAATATCACCACCACTTGGTCCTGTTGTTCCTGCCGATTCAATCAATGCAACTATTTTTGGCGCTCTTCTACCAACTTGCCTGTACCATTTACTATCTTCAAGACCTCTTGCAGCTGATGTGAAATCACCTTCTTTTAAAGCTTTAGCTGTGTTTGGCCATTTTGGCCACCATTGACCCATATTGAAACCCAAATCTATCATACCCGCTTTACCAGCATAATTGGCTTTATCATATCCAGGTGTTCTTGAAGCTATTTTTTTATGATGAGCATAATCTTCTTCAAACATATCCATAACTTCTTTTTTACTAAAAGTTCTATTCATATCATCAGGTAAAGATTTACCATCACCAATTAAATGTCCAACACCAATGGTCCATAACCCAACTGAATCTTTATATGGTTCATAACGAATACCCTCATGTTCTATAATCATTGCTTTAACATCTTCTTCACCAGTTACTTTTGTAACCGGTTTATCTTTACTAGGATCTTCAGATACAGGTGTTGGTTTTGTTGAACTAGATGAACTAGATGAACTTTCTTTTGCTTTTTTGCGATTCTCCATTATTCTTTGATATTCATCTTCAAGTATTTGCTCATTGAACTTTTTATTTTCCATCCCTTGTCTATTGTGTTCTTTTATCGCCTCATATCTACCCATACCTTCTTTTTCTAATTCTTTAACACTCTGTGTATCATCAATAAATGTAGCTTGTTTCCTGCGAAATTTTCGGTGTGCCTCGTTAAAAGGCTCTTTCTTTCCAAATCTTTTAGTTCGTTCTTTTATTTGTTTTCTTAATTTTTCTTTTGTTTCTTTTTTCTTTTTCCTTTCTGCTATTATCTCAGCATTTCTTCTAAATTGTTTTTCTCTTTTTGTTTCTTTCTTTGGCTCTCCCTTAGCTGCTTCCTTAGCTTCTTCCTTATCTTTTTCAAATCCAAAAAAACTTTTGACACCCTTAACTATATTTTTAGCCCCATCTTTGATAGATTTAAAAACTCCTGTGATTTTTTCATATCCAGATTTGAAAATATCTATTACAGGTGAAATAAACTCCATAAATTTGTTAGCTATTTCTGAAAATAAACTTGTTACCTTTTCAACAACACCTTGAAAAAAATTACCCACACCTTCTGCTAGTTTTTCATATAACACAGCAGCTTTGTCTTTTAAACCTGAAACTGTTTCTAACAACCACTCTTTTATCACTTTAACAAATTCCATGAATTTTTCTTTAATCATGTTACCAACATCTTTAAATTTTTCCACAATAGCATCTTTGAAATTGGTAAATGCAAGTGTTACAATTGCACCAAGAGCTAAAACACCAATTAATATTTTAAATATCTTACCAGGTTTTAACATATCTTTTAATGATGCAAAGAAACTTTTTTTCTTTTTACCGCCTGTTACTTGAGTTACACCTTCATCTTTACCTATGTCAACCTCTAATTTCTTTTCTCTCTCTTCATCTTTTAAAAAGAAAGCATCTTGTTTTTTGGCTGGGTCAACATCTCTACCTTCTAAAACTATTGCTAGATTTTGACCTGCGACATTCAAATCTCTGGCTATACCAGAGAGAGCCATAAAGTTTTCACCAATACTTTTTAATACTTTTTCTTTTTCGGAGGTATTTTTTTCTACGTTATCTAAAAGGTCTTTAAGTGCCATTAGATTGCTACCCCTATCGACTTATTAAATGTTGAATCGTAAACATCAGCAGGTTTGCCTTTGCCACCACCACCTGCACTACCTTGATTATTATTATTAGTTGTGTTATTGACCATATCACCTGTATCAGCTGCTGATTCCATTCTTTTACTTTCAGATAGTTGAGAGGACTTTTCACTCATAGCAGCTCCGCCTGATGGTGCTGGAGGTGGAACTTCCACCGGTGATGCTGTAGGTTGAATACCTTTTGAACCACCACTTCGAGCATCATCAGCGGCATATGCCTCCATCTCCATAGCCTTCATCTTTTCCATGTTTTTCTTTTGTTGGTCCAAATCTCTTTGTTGTTCTTCTTGTTCGAGTTTTATATCTTCATCAGATATTCCAGGTTCTTCAGCTCTTAACTCATCAGCGGTCATAATACGACTAAGTTTTTCTTCTTCTGCTGGGTCATATTCAGCATCTTCATCATAATCAGGTCCAGCATCTTCATCATAATCAGGTCCAGCATCTTCATCATAAGCAGGGCTTGCACCAAACCCACCATATTCCGCATTTAAATCTTCCTCAGTTAATTCATATTTGTTTACAGGTTCAGGTGAACTAGAATCATATCCGGCACCCTCTTTCATATCCTCATCAGTTAGCTCATATTTGTTTACAGGTTCAGGTGAACTAGAAGAACTTCCACGTTTACGATTTGGTCTACGAGATTTTCCTGAAGCACGCCTAGCTGCAACTGCAGCTTCAAACTCGGCATCTCCGCCATCATCAGCGTATGCCTTTTCTGCCACAGACATAGGTGAATCTTTTTGAACTTCTACTGTTTTCGTGGTTGTAGTTTCTTCTTTAAATCCTTTAC